GTTATCAACTGTGCGCCCATCGTATAGATCGAGCACTCCGCCGCTCAAAAAGTCCTGTTCGTCGCTAGTTGCCCAGTCGTAAATAGCCGCCGCTGTCTCTATTAGCTGAAGGTTTACCGCAAGATTTCCACCAGCAGTGATCGCTAATGAGTAGTCGATAACCTCAAATATTTTCTCGTCGTAGCCCAGGCGCTCGTTAGTCAGCTTAATGGTGTCGCCGACTTTTACCTGCAAGCCCTTAAGGTTAACCGTCATCGTCACGACGACTTGCTGGCGCGACTTGAGCAAAGCAATCTTAGCTAGTCGCTGCGCCTGCGTGTTGTTAGTCACAAACGGTAGAGGCATATCTAAGTAGATAGGATCGCCGTCCTCTGCCTCGTAGGTAGAGCTGATCTGCGCAGGGTAGTCCAACACCTTGTAGTTCTTTTCTTCAGAGACAAAGATGCCTTTAACGCCGTTGTATACACCGCGACGCGACTGCTTTGTCTGCGTCTGAATGTCAGAGACGCAGTCGGCCTCTGTGAACTCAAAGGTAGGAGCAACATAACCTGCAGCGTCTATGAAATACTTGCCGCCTGAGTAACTAAGTCGTCCACCCATAGCCGAAAGGATTTGCTCAATGTTCGACTTAATCTGATTTTCAGTGCTCAAAACCCCGTTGCACTTATAGCGATCTTGATTGCCGCCGCCATCTAAAGCTACGTCCTCATCGCAAAGGTTAGCCGCCGCTGTTAGGGCTGTTGTGTCGATGAGCGTGTGATCCTCACCTAGCCCGTACTTGTTATCAACAATGTAATCACGCGCGCACAGTGCAGGGTTTTGTGAATATGTCCATGTGGTGTCATCAGTGGCACTTTGCCCGCTGTCTCTAGGATCGTAAACTTTTTTGCCTTTGAGAATGGCGGTGATGTTAGGCACGCCCTGCGGGAACTTGTCCTGATCCCACTTCAGCTTGAAGTGTGCATAAGCCATGTCGTTTAAAACGTGACTGCTAGTCCACTGCACAAACTGGCTTGTAAGCGTACTATCTGCCGCTGTCTGTGAGCCGTCAAACGTAGTGACAGTCACAACGTCGTTCCAATCTGTCAGCACCGCACCGTTTTCATATACGCGGTTATCATTAAACCAAAACTCCCCGAACGATTCGATTTCGTGCGTAGCAAATACGATAACTAAATGCAGGTAGGCATTGTCATCGCCTGAGTTTCCAATAAAGACAATTTGGCCGCCAACTCGCATTTGCCCGTAGACTATCTGCCTTGCCCCTGCTGGATCGCGTTTTGTCTGAGTAATCCCGCGTAGCTGTGCGCCTAAGTTTGGTTTAGGTGCTAAGGCCCTAGAAACCATAGACAGGCCAGCGCCAAGCAGAAAATAAGCCGCGCCGACGCTAGTAAACAGCGTGCCCATGACAGCGCTAAACGTCAGTGCGCCGACATTAGCCGCAATCGCCCCGCCTATCGCGCTTGCAATACCTGCAACGGCACTAATCGCCATGTGTTTACCTCAACATTAAAGAGTAGACGCGCTCGATTTCCTCAAAGCCTAGACGCTCTAGTATTGCGTCAAAAGGCTGGTGCGCTTTTGTGTTGATATGTACTTTGGTGACGCCTTCGGCCTCTAGTGCATCAAGGGCAAACTTGATTAGCTTTACGCCTGTTAGCCCCTTCCGAGCGGCCTTAGTCAGAAAAATAATGTCATTGTTAGCGAACAAGTGATCGCGGTAATGGAGCGACTTGCTGACGATGATGACAAAGTAGCCCATCAGCTTGCCGTCTTTGCGTGCTGTAAACACGCGCAACGCGTTGATCTTGTCCAGCTCCGCGTAGGCTCGCCAGTCAGGGTTAAGCTTGATTTTGTCTTTGTTTAAAGCGATTTCTTTCCAATGCTCTTTGAGCAACGGTTCAATTTCGCGCTTTACCTGTGCCAGTGCTTCCAATGCAAAGTCCACTAAAGCCTCCTATGGTAGTGCTGGGGGATTTTCAGGCGCAGGGCCACCGTCTTGGCCTGCGGCTGTAGAGACACTAGATCGGCCCCAAACAATTTCTTTTTCTTGCATCTCTGCAACGAACTCTAAGCCCTTATCATTTGGGTAATCAATCTTTTGATCTTCAGCCGTGTAGCGTCTGCCGCGTGTCCGCTCAAACTCAATCAAACGATTTTCTACAGTGATTTGTATTGTGGCCGTCTCAGCGCCATCGTTAATCACCATAGTGTCCATAAAACCGCTAAACATTACGACAGGGTTAGCAGTGACATCGCCCTCGGAATCAATAGCGCCAAGCAGTACTTTTAGCTCGCGGCCTTGATAGTCCTCATCCCTAGCCTTACTGATGAGCGGCTCAGTGATGCCAGACAAAGCGACGTTTAGGCCATTGGCCTGTAGCGCTGCGCTCTCTGTTATCTCGCCAATTTGTAACAGCGTACCTGCACCAACGTACTCAACACCGCCCACTGTTAAGTTGCCGATGCCGCTCCACAGGTTCAGATTGCCGCTGTCAAACGCGCACTGAACAAGCGTGATAGGGCGCACTAAGTCGGCGGTGACTTCTTTCTTCATCGCCGTTGTTAGTTCTCTACTCATATCGCCTCAACACACGCAAAGGTAAAGCCGTACAAGCTGGCTTGGTTTATGCTCCACTCGATCTCGTTAGATGCGAGACGCCAAGATCCTTTAGGCAGAGAAAAGTCCATAGACGTGTTAGCACTGATCGCTGTTCTAAGCGGCGGCATAATGTCAAAGGTAGACTCTCCAAGCTCAGTAATAATGTAAAGCACGCCGTTAAGCTGAAAGTAGTCGCCAGCCACTGCGCCCGCTACCGATCCCGTCACCGTTGTCGCGTTACGCGCACCACTGGTAATCGTGCCGACAGCCGTTACATTGTGCAGAGGGTTGCCCATCGTAAACGTATTGGCTTGGCCTCTTAGTGACGCAAAGAAAGCCTCCATCTGCTTGGCATCTGATCGACTTAGGGGCGGCAGTGTTACCTCTGCTTCCCACCGAACACCTTGGTGCTGATAGGTTTGCTGATCGAAAGTAAAAGGCGATTGACTGACTGACGTTGCCGAACGCAAGCGCATCGTCATAGAGGTAAAGCCTATATCGGGGAACGCTGCCATTATGCACCTACCATTGCTTTGCTAAAGCCGCCGCCACGCATCCTAGAGTCTGCCACAGCCGCTTTCGCCGCGTTACTAATCTGAGGCAGTAGGTTAGCAATCTCTGCCCTTACTGTCTGCTGTACGCCTGTAGTGACGTTGATAGTCTGATTAACTACAACGCTATCACCACCGCCTAGCCCATTATTAGCTACGATACCGCCAGACGCGTTAGGCACAAATAGCTCAGGGCCGCGCTCACCTACCATATAAGGTTTGCCAGCTTGCACTGCACCACCGATAGCCTTACCGCCACCACCAGCGCCAGCGCCACCGCCAGCCATGCTAGATAACCCACCAGTGATAGCGTCGAACAACGGCTTAGTGATGTAATACTGCACGAGCATCTTAATCAGCGAATCAACGACAGACTTAGCCAAGCCCTTCATCGCATCACCAAAATCTTTAGCGCCTGTAATTGCGTCAGTGAATGCCTGTGTGAACTTGCCCTCAATCGACGTAGCTAACTTCACTGCGGCATCTTGGAAGCTCTCCACCTGACTACGGCTTTGCTCAAGGTTTTGCATGAAGCCTTCGAAAGCAGTCGGTGAGGGTGCCAACTCTTGCATGGCTTCGCCTGCGGTGACAGCCGCCTCGCCCGTCTGACGTACTACCTCAGCAACGCCATTTAGCGCGTTGACTGTGCCGCTAAAGTCTACGCGATCGATCTTGTCAAATTGCTCGATGACAAACTCAAGGGGCTGTATCTGGAATTGCTCAAGGCTGAATATCGGCTTTTGGCCTAGCTTAACAAGCGCCTGATCTATCAGCTGTGTGAACGATATGATCGTGTTGATCTGCGACTTTATGCCTTGAACGACAGCATCAAACAAAAAGTTAATGCCAGCAAAGACAGGCGCTAACCCGTTAGCCGCACCAATAATCGCATTAATCGCTAAAATTCCGCCGTTCGCCAAGCGCTCAAAGTTGTTGATCGACGCTGCCGCAAACTCTAAGAACGATGCCGCCGCGTTAATGGCAAAGGCTCTAGCGCCACCCTCGCTTGTAAGCATCGACTTAGAAAACTCTGTCAGGCT